GAACCGTGTAATCCAGCAACTTCGCCCGCTCAACCGTTTCCCACCAACAGCAATGCCCTAAGCCGTCAATGTTGCGTTCCTGCCTGAACAGGGAATACCGCTTTCTGCCACTGTAGAACTGGCAGGCTGGCCAGTAAACTGGATCGTATGACTCACCGGCATTGTATGTGATGTCCATATCAAAACGCACCGGCGCGATTTCGTCGAGACAACCCGAGCAGCCGCGCGTGGGTACTGGTACGCCCGATGAATTGCTTTCGCTTCCTGTTGCCGGTACGCTGTCAAACGGCTCAGAAGACTGTGGCGTGCCCTGACATAGACAATCGCAGCCAATCAGCATCTTACGGCCCTCCTACGCCTGCAGACGCCTCGGGCTGTACGCTTGCGAGCAGGCTGGATGCACCTTGGCTGTTCGGTCCGCAATCGGCTTTATACGGCGTCCATTCGCCGCACATGAATTCAATGCCAATCAGCGTGTCCGCGTCAATCGAGATGTTTTCAAAACGGTTGACGACCGTAACGGTTTCGTTCGTCACTTCCAAATCACCGGCAGCCGTCCGGCCAATCAGGTGCGCGGTTGCTGTGCTCGGGTCTGCAAACATGTCAACGGCTGCCAATAAATCCGCGTCGAGGATTGCCCACCGGCGTTCATATCCGTGCGAATATGTTCCACGCTGCGGCGTTTCGTTGCGTACGCGCCGTGTTACCTCACGCACTACACGCTCAATCTGCTGCAGTGCCCTGCGCCCCAAAACGTAACCGTCACTCATGACAACGGCAGCCCTGAAAACGCCTTCGTTTCGTACACCGTAAAGGACCGATACACGACTGTAGATGGCGTCGGATTTGCCAGCTTGCCGCCTGATCCGTTCAACATGCCTGGCTGCCCTGTGTCGAACATGGCAACGGCTCCGCCGACCTTATACCGAAACCCCGCGTCCAACAACTCCAGCAGCCACCCGTTCTTCTGCAGGTGAATGGTGAACGTGACCGGATAGAATGACGTTCCGTTGCGCTTTTCTTTCGCCGCCACTGTGACCGATTGCATTTTGGCCTTGCCAATTGCCACGCTGAAACCGTCGATTGTAAATGCATCGGAATTGACGGCGTCCTGATAACTCAGGATCCAGCTCGGCACCGCCGCCAGATTTTTCGTGATGGTCACAGTTCTGCGGCTGTCGTCCATCATTGCGGGCGGGTCATAGTAGTCACCAAAACTGTTTACGATTGCGTGCCCGCTGGTGTCCTCAACGGCAACCTTTTGAAACTGCTCGCTGCCCCACGTGATGATTGCGGGATCGTTGATCGGGTTCGTTGTCAGTTCGTATTCGCTGGAATACTCTGCAGTAACCTTCCACCCCTTCCACGGATCATCATTGCTGACGTTTAGGCTGACACAAAACGCCCCAGCATCTGACGGGTGCGCCGATCCAATCAGCGGCAATCCTGATGCGCTGCCGACTGCGTATGCGTCGTCCGATTTGCTGGACGTCTCCAATTTCCACCGGCGCGAATACGTTCGCACGCCCTTCGTATTTGTTGCGGTCCTGCCGCCCGGATCTTCGCCTAAATTCGTAACGGCCATTACGGCACCCCAACAAATTCTTTGATCTTGCCAATCACCCCGCCGCCCTTAATCAGCTCGACGATATCCACCAGCGGCTCCACCGTCGCCTTCGTCTGTTTTTCCGTTGCCGTCAACAGCGGATCCCGCTTGCCCATCATTGCCGTGACAATTGCGGAATACGCATCTGCACTGCCTTTCTGCATGGCACCGGCCAACCGCTGCTCCTGTTGTGGCTTCGATTCGCTTTGCCCAAACATGCCGGAGAACTGATTTAGTATCGCGGCCCCCTCAAAGGCTTTCTGCTGCATCACATTCACCCCAGCCCCAAACAGCTGCTTTCCAAAATCCGCAGCGCGTTCAAGGAACGATGTTGCACCCGCCTTCGGCATGGCGGGCTGTTGTGGCAACAAATCGAGATTCGGCTTTACCTCGGGTTTCGGCTGTGGCTTTAGTCGGCTCAGCACGTCATTCAGTCGCGCCACCGCCTGATCCACTCCCGTGGGCTGCGGCGCGACCGGTGCCCGTGGCTTATTGCCTCTCACTGCGTTTCCGATTGCCGTGCCTATCATGTTCGGCACAAACATGACCACAGATTCCGCGATGCCCATCGCCTGCCGTTTGCCTTCGGCCTGCAACCACGCCAGCATCTCCGACCACTTTTGTTTAATGCCCTCAATCGCCACGTCAAACGATGCCAGCAAAACGTCTTTGAAGAATCCCAGCTTGTCACCCAACGCCCCGATTGACTCAATCATGTCGCTGGCCCAATCCAGCAATTTCGTGGCGTGTGGCAACGCCTGATTTCCTATTGCTGTGGCAACAACCAGCACATTATTTTTCAGCCGCGCAAACTGCCCACTCAGGCTCTTGCTCAGCTTGCTCAGTGAATCCGTCTGCAAACTCATTTCATACAATGCCCGCCGCACGTCATTGAATGAAATCTGTCCCGCACTGGCTGCGGCTGCCACATTGCCGAATCGCTTCGCCAAATGCTGCATCAACATGATGTTGCGTGTGGAAAACTCCTGCAGGTCCTGCAGACTTGCGGTGCCCGTCGTTCGCAACTGTGCAAACATCCGCGTTAGCTCGCCGATGCTGTTGTCCGACATTGCCGCAATGTTCGCCAACATTGCCAGATCGCTTGTCAATTCTTTGATCGGTGTTTGCACGCCCAACAACTGCACGGCAGCAGCTTTAATGTCCATCTTGCTGAATGGTGTGGCTCCGGCAAATGTGTTCAGCGTGTTTACCAATTCAGCAGCCGTTTTTGCGCTGCCCGTCAGCACCTCCAACTGAATCGCCAGCTTCTCCGCGTCAGCTGCCAGTGTCAGCATCCCACCACCGGCCAGCACCGCACCCAGTCCCGACAACACCAGCCCCAACGGCCCCAATGCGGACGATACAAACGCCTTTATTGCGGCCCCTGTCGTCTTTGCCACCACGCCCAGCGTAGCCATCGGATTGATCACCGCACGCAATGCCGACGCAACGCCACGCAAAACGCCCTGCAATGCTGCGCCGACAAATCCCAACCGGCTCAGAATGCCTTGTGTTGCACGTCCGGCAAGCCCCACCGCAAACAGGGCTGTTGCAACCGCTTTGAGTCTGGGTGGCAGCAGGTCGAACAAATACCGCAGGATCTTGATTTGCAGCTGCAGTGCCTTGAACTGCACGAACAGCTTAAACGCACCGCTTGCCAATCCGATGAACGGCCCGACCACTGACAGCATAGCCCGCGCCAGAAACATCACGACGCCCGCCACCGCTTTCAACGGCAGCAGCAGCACCTTCGCCGCCTGTGCCAGCATCGACACGGCAGACCACAGCAACCGCAACGGGACCAGCAGCATTCTGGCACCATCGGCAATGACGCCAAACACCCACGCCAATGACTCCAGCGTCCTCCGTGCCGCGATTGCTCCAATCAGCACCGTGTGCAGGCCATGCGATGCAGTCGCGGTGCCTGTGGCCACCAGATTTCCGGAATTGCCCAGCATTGTTGCCGCAACAGATGCCGCGTGCGTGGCTGCTGCAGCCTTGTCCACCAGTTCCTCATACCGTCGCACCTGCTCCGCTGCGGCCTGTGTGGCCACGCCCAGATCACCCATGCGCTTACTCGCTGCGTCCAACTGCTGCGGCAGTTCCCTTGACGCACTCAGGCTATCCAACGAATGCGCGGCTTCGGCGGTGCGTTTTGCTGCGGATCCAAACGACTGCAACGCCTGCTGACTGCGCTGCATCGCTTGCTGGAAGCTTCGGGTGTTTGCCTCCAGATTGACCACCAGGCTTCCGACGCTCGCCATTATTTGCCCGCCAATCTCTGCAGGTGTTTTCCTATCGCCTCGGCAGACTCTGCAGGACTCAACTGCCGATCCTCTGACCGTGGCAACCACGGCGCAAAATCCGCAGCCTTCATTGACGCCCCGCAGAACCCTGCGACCAGCTCACCAATACGTGCCAGAATCAACTCAATCCCACGGACTCCGACCGGCTCCACAACATCGGCAATCTGCCACTCACGCCACTGCTGCGGCGTCATTGCGTCCAGCATGGCGTCCGGATCATGCCAACCCGTTGCCGCCGCCAGACGCAACGCCAAACGCCGCTCGGTGTCCCTCCTCAGTTTCCCACTGTGGCCTCAATGTCCTCCTTCGTGAACCCGCTTAGCCGCTGCGCCACGTTGACGATTCTTTCCAGCACGTCAGCCCGCTTCGCCCCAATGGCCTGCACGTCTTCCGGCAGGAAAATTGCCTGCCCGTTGTCGTCCTTGCAGCAGGCAACCACCAGACGTTCCCGGAACTCCTGCACCCGTGCATCAATCGTCTGGCCGTTTTTCCCCGCAAACTGCTTTTCAAATGCCGTCCGCTCGCGTGCGGTCATGCCCCATACCGGAATAACGGCGCCGGCCTGCAGTTCGGGAATCGGCACGTCCTCCTTTGGACGATCGGACAACCCAGCCAGAAACGCACCACGGTCCACCACTAACCTACTCATCGTCAGCCCCTCCAGAATTCGGCCCGAGTATCTCTGACCCGTCCGCATTGTACCCAAGCAACTCGCCGCGCTTAAAACGCTCGCGGTCCTCTCCCGGCCCTGCCGCCAATTCGGCACAGCCGCCTCCGCTTCATCGTCCGCCGGTTCTGCATCACCATTGCCGACCAGCAACTGCACCGCTCTGCGGTCCACGTCAATCACAGTTCCAACACGCCAGAACAATACACCCCCGGCCCGTTTCTCGATGCCATCGTGAACCGTGCCAGGTGGTGCGTTCAGGTCTTCCCGTATCAACCGGATTCTCATGTTGAGTACGCCAGCAGGCCAGTCAATTTGATCGACACATCGGCCTTCAACCCGTCATTCATCGCGCCGGTGAAACCAAATGTCAGCCCGGCCCCGGTGAATGCGGATGTCGTTGGCGTCGCATCGGTGAACGTGATGTTGTAGACCATGTCCGCCGGCGTCGTCAGCAGGTCCGTCAGTGCCTGGTGTGCCGCCAAGTCCACGTCGTAGAACATGCTGAAATCAAACGTGCCGCCCTCGGTGTATCCCGTTTGGCTGTATTCCTTCCCCGCTCCGCTCGTGTCAATCGTCGTGGCATCGTAGGTTTCCGACTCCGCGCCGCTGTGACTGAATTCCGTGATTTGTCCGATTGCCGTCAAAACGGTAGCAATCGTGCATTTGATAACAGTGCCTTTGACCTTCAGTTTTGCCACGATTGGCTCCCTTCATTTTGACCTGAAAAATCGTTCCGTTGACCGTTCCATTGCAGCCTGCATCGCGGCCCGTGCTCGCTCGTTTGCTCGCTCCTTGGCCCGCTGTGCAAAATTCGGCTGCTGTGCTTTCAATATGCCGCGATTTGCTCGGGTGCGATTCGTGAATCGCTGCCCAGTCTTGAATGAACCCAACACCCACCAATGCCACGTGCCTGACGTGATCCCAAGCCCCCGGCTGCCCCTGTTGACGTTCTGCCGGTTTATATGTTTACCCACACCAACACCCACACGCCCAGCCACCATTGTGCTGCTCGTCTTGCGGTCGAATCGGTAGCCGACTTCCGCCGCCATGTGCTGCACCTGCGGCTTCATGTCCTCCTGCATCTGCTCACCAATCGCCCGCAACCCAGCCCGCACCACAGACAACGCCAACCCACGCTGCCCGAACTCAGCGAAGTCTGCAAATAACACCTCCACCTCGTGCAGGCCCTGCAGATTCACGTTGACGGTCATGCGTACCTCATCTCATTCCCGCTGACGTCAAAGCCGTTCGGTGTCACCACCTCAAACGCTGCTGCCCCGTCTTTGCGTGCATGAATGCGATACGTGGTTCGTGCTGTGTCGGACCAATCAAAAGGCGGAATGCCCATCGCTGGACATTCCACCGTCCACGTATAGCTGACTCCGTTGACGGTTCGGCTGATGATGTCACCAACCGCAGGTGTCCCGAGTGTGTAGCTTGCGACTGACATTAACCAGTCGCAAGCTTCCACCACCGTCTCAGATGTCTCGTCAATGACAACCTTTTGACTCTGCCCCTGAACGGCGTCGGCAATTGTCACCACGGACGCGCCACGGGTAACCGTAACGGACACGCCTGCAGTGCGTCGGATCATTTTCAGACCCGCTCCAATTGCTGACTCAAGAGCAGATGCCACATCAGGTCTCCAAGGCTTCAGTGCTCAGCAGCTGATCGGTGACGATGATCGGCACACCAAACGCTTCCTGCGGGAATGGTGCAGGTGCGCCCGTGCTGTTCGTCGCCGTTCGGGACTGCTGCAACTGTCGCAGGCTGCGCCGATTCATCACGAGAATTGTCGGCTGCGAATCAACCGGGAATTCTCCCAGCAACTCGGAAATCAGATCATCGGTCAGGCCCTTGCCGCTGTCGGCTGTCAGGTTTGCGATACGCCCGACGGAGTACGCGCCGCCCATCTGCAGACCAACCCACACGCTGGCAGGCGTCCAGTACGCCGGGTAAAACCCGGTCGAACCAGCCACACGCTGCACGGTCGTTTCGCCGATGTCGATGGTGTCTTTCGTCACCATTGCAACATCGTCAATACCCATGCGGATGGCGTACACGCTCGATGCCGTCGCAGCTGTCGTGCCGCCTGCATCAATCACCATCTGATCGGCAAGCGCGTCCAGATAAGTGCTGTTCATGAACCCGCTAAACCCTGCAGCATCGCCGCCGGTTCCGGTGCCGTAGAACAACTGTTTCTCCAGCTTCGCCAACATCGCCGACAGGTGCCGTGCGCCTTCGCGTGCAATGTAGGCTTCAGGCCCACCATCACGCCACGCATCTGCAACAGCCATGTCCACCGCAAACGAAAAGTCTGCAATCTTCAGGCTGACGGAAACCACAGTGTCCTCACTGTGGTCGTTCTCGCGTCCATCGTTCTCGGACCGGAAACCCACAACCGGAGATCCGGTGTACTTGTTGTATTTGTGGGTGGTCCCGCCGTCTGCTGGTGCAATTCGCGGCATACGTGCCACGGTCGGCGCGGCCAACAGCAGATCACTGGTGCGTGTTCTCGCCACGTCCAGCGCATCCGCCACGAAGTCCGCAATTGCTACGTAATCATTCGCCATGGTTCAGCTCTCCTCAATTGCTGGTGGCGTGTGACCGCCCGTTGATGTTGATCCGCCCCAGCATTCCGCCCCGCAGGCTCGCCGCCTGCTGCTTCTGGGTGTCCTCGTGGCTGCCAAAATTGACCGGCTTTGTTTCGCCGAGATCAATCGCGGCCAGCTTGCCCTGCAGCTCTGTCACCTGTGCATCCTTTGCGGCCAATTGCGCCCGCAATTCTGCGATCAACAGATCCTGGCATTCCGTGTAGGTTTTGCCGTCCGCAAACCACTCGCCGCCCTTCGCGCCGAATGAAGCGATGAAACGCTTGCACTCTGCTGCGAAATCTTCGCGCGTCGGCTGCGGGTCGGCTGGTGCCACTTTCAAATTGTGGCGAGACAAAAACCGCTGAACCGCAGCAGCCACACGCTGCGGATCCGCATCAAACAGTGCCAATTGTGGAACGTCCGAAGACAGGCCCAATGCAAACTCCAGCATCCGGTCGGCTTCGTCCGCAACCTCCTGACCACGACGAAACAGCCCGTCAGGATTTGCCGCCGGACTGTCAACCACGTCCGCCGCCCGCAGGCTGCTCATGCGTGCGTGCGGGTAGTTGTTTTTGTTGTCTTCGTCGGGACTGATGAACCGCCCGTTGCTTGTGTTTTCCGCCGTCAACGCCTGCATCGCGTCTTCGTTCACGTCAAACACGATGGACACACCGAAATCTTCCGGGGAAGTCTCCGCCAATGTCATCACGTAATCGGCCAGATTGCCGTCTGGCGTCTTTGTGCTGGCTTCCGCGAAATTCAGATCGGCAACAACCTTGTTTCCGTCAACTCGTGCATTATCGACCTTGCCCAAATAGCTGCCCAGCCCATCGCTGCTCATGCCGGGATGAGTGAACCGTGCTTTCAGACCCTCGCTGCGTGCATTGATGCTGTCGGCTGTGGCCTGCAAAAATGCAGCATCCACCCACATCTGATGTCCCAATGCCTCGCCGCGTGTGATGATGGACACGCCACGCACCACGCCGAACCCGTACCGCCCGCCCGTCCGGTCAACACGGTCAATGCCTGTGGCAACTCGTGCGCGGAAATGCTTCAGCGGTGCCGCGATGATGTCGTTTGCGTTCTTCACTGTCGGCCCCTGCTATTGTTGCTGCCGTTGTCGTCTTCGTCGTCGTCGTTGCTATCGTCGCCGCTCGCGTCCGGCATCTGAACCGGTTCCGGCGTCTGCCCGTAATCCAGCACCACGCCGCGCTGCCGTGCGTATTCCTGCGCTCGTGCGATGGCGTCAATGTTTTCCTCAAACTCACCCCGTCCGGCTTCTTTGCAGATCCTGTAGGGGTTATCGAGACCCGCTTTGATTGCCGCCACGTTGCCGCTTATCTCTTTGGCTGGATCCCACCACGGCATCCCACGATGCACCCACTCAAACGCGAGGTCGGACACCCGCGCACCGGCAGGCGGCACCAATTGACCGGACACAATCCAGCCTTGATACAGCCACACCGTGATCTTCCGCAGGAACTCCGCCACGTCGTCCCGCTTACTCTGGCAACTGCGGTCATACAGCAGCCATGCGGCCCGACTGCCGAAGAAATTCGTGTGGCTCTCGTCGTAGAAATTAAACGGCAGATCCAACGCCTTCAATGCAATTGCCAGCACGACGCCGATAAACTCGCGGGTGTTGCTGCCGGGATTGTCAGACTTCAAGAAATCTGCCTTGTCTCCGGGATCCAAGTCCAGCTGAACAGGCCCTTTGCCGAAATCCACCTGATACCCGTTTGCGTCCGTGCCGCTCGCAATTCCCACGCTGTCCTGTGCATCACGGTAGAACACCAACGCAAACAGCTGCTCAACCTTCATTTTTGCGAGTGCGTAGTCAATTCCCTCGTAAACGTCGCGGAATGAATTGATTGCAGCCGCCAATGGGGAAATGCCCCGGACTTGGTCAAACCGTTCAAAATACCCGTGTTGAATGATACGGCTGGCTGGCACATTGCGATTCCACATGAACCGTCCGTTGCCAACACGGTCGTAAATCGCAACCTCTGCCAAGCCTCCCGCTGCATTGACGCGCACCCCGTTAATCCACGGTGTTTCCTCGGTGCCTTCGATGTCTTCGGGCTGTCGGATCCGATCTGCTTCGAGTGCCTGCAGCTGCATCGACTGCAACTTGAGCGCGAAGACGTCGCCGTCTTTCGTCCTGCACGCCTCAAACAGTCTCAGCATCTTCCGGAACGGAAACCGGCCCGCAGCATCGCAGTTTTGCGGACGCTGCCATTCGGTCATCAGAGTTTCAATCTGCGCGTCCAGTTCAGCGTTTCCAGTGCGACTCTGGAAATCGAACATCGACACATAATCGAGATGTTTCCGAATCGCCCACGCCACCAACGCAAAATTGCGGCTCAGGTCTCGCGCGGCTCCCAGCATCTTGTGCCGGTCGCCGTTCTTCAGCTCCTGATCCTCGTGCTTCAGGATGCTGCTGACGGCCTTCCGCTTGCCATTGGTGCGAATTGCGTCGTACCCGCTCTGAAACATGCCAGCAATGCGGTTCTGAAATCGTTGCAGGGCTGTCATTGAAAGCCCCCAAGATAGACCTGCGCGGCTCGCGGTCGCCGCTTCGGCTGGCCCGTACAGCGTGCAATTTCGTCGTTAATTCGGTTCAGCATCGTCTGACGCTCAGCCATGCTGGCAAACGTCGTGCTCTGACCGTCAACAGAAATGCTCATGACGCCCGTGGAAATTGCTTCTTCCAGGGCATCGCGTCGGGCTTTCAATGTTGCAAGATCGGCCATGTTGACAGTTTTGCTGCGGTCATACCGATCGTCAATCATAGCTTTTCGGAACCCGAGTTATTGCGACGTGTTTTCCCGGCGAATAACACGGTATCGTTGCCCGCACCCTCTGCAGGTGCAATATGCCCACCGCACTCGGTTGAAAATACGACCGTCTTTTGACAGCCCGCTGATGTTGCGTGTGATTGTGCCTTCCAGTTGTTCGCGGTCTGTGCTGTGGCAGCGTGGACACGCTGCTGGGACTTCTTCCACGACTTCATCCGCCACCGTGGCCAACTCCGCCTCTTGTGGCTTTGGTGCCGTCTGTTTTGGCGGTGCCCACGGCCTGCCGCCGCTGCCTCGTGTTCTGCTCATAGATAGCTGACCTTTCGTCGCGTCGTTTCCTGCTGTCTCTGTGTGCCTCCGGAAATCCGGCTGTAGTGTACCTTGCCACCGATAGACACGGCAACAATTGCCCCGCATGTTGTGTCAAACCAATGGTTGTCAGGCTGCCCCGGCATCTGCTTCCACTCCAGAACTGTGCCATGCGGCCCGCTCGTTTCGGTCGCATACTCTGACGACGCCAAATGCTCACAGTACCGTCGATGATCACCCTTTGGCAACTCCACGGACCCGCCGCGCCCGCTGTCGGTTGCCAGTCTTCGATGCAAAAACGTCTTGACCGCGTTCGTGTCGTCAAACACGTTCCGAAAACCCTTTGCCGATGGATCCGGTTTCATGGTCCACGGAATTGCCGCGTCAACGCTCCGAATCTCGCCTTGTGCTTTGCTCCGCTGCATCATCGGCACGTCACCGGCTTTGACGCCCCTGCCGAACATGGTGAATAGTCGCCCGGAATGCGGATTTGCCTTGATGGCAGCCCGCACGGCTCCGACCTGATAGCCCCCGTCAATCAATCCCACGTCAAACGGCAGCTTCACCCCGTCCTGCCGCTCCCATTGTCGCCCTGTCAGATCCTGCAACAGCACCTCCAACGCCGCCTGTATGCTGCGTTCCTCGCTCATGCCCTTGTGCACCTGCTGAATGCTCAGCTTGACAGCCCGATACTCAAACGAGTTGTTTTTCTGTTGCGGGTAGGTGCCGTAAATCGGGTAGATGCGGAAATCTGCAGACACGCCAACCGCCGTCCAGTACAGCAGCCGCTTCTGAACGTCGATATGAAAACCCACGCTCACGACGTCAGACGGGAATCGGTTCCACGTGCCGACTCGGTCGCGGTTGATCTCGCCCGCAGCCAAAAACCCCGTGCCGTAATTCTGCCGCAACGGCTGATTCTGGCACTCTGACGCAAACACGTCCTCCCCGTCGTCAATCAGGATGTTGTAGGCGTGTTGAATGGCGGAATGCTCACCCCGTGAATAACACTCCGGCCATGTCGCCACGGCCCCAGCGTCTGCGCGTTCTCGATTTGCCAAATACAGCTGATTACTGGCTTCAATGGCCCGCCGCCTGTCGTGCGGATCCTCTGGATTGTAATTCCTCCGCAGTTCTGCGTATTCGGTCAACCAGAATGTTTCGTGGTTGTCGCTGAACCGCTTCAACATCGGGATCCGAAGGCCCTCCCATTCCGGATGCTTCTGGTGGTCTGCCAACTGATCAACCGCATCATCTTCGATGATCACCGTGGCGTTCATTATTGCGGCGATTTGTTCGTTGTGGCCTCCCAGTCGCAACACGCCCTTGCGGATCAAATCCAGCCGCTTGGTGCACTGTGCTGGAGACATTGCGGACACGTCGGTTTGCGGGTCGTCAATGATCACGAAATCCGGTCGCTGCTTGACGCCGTCCGGTCGCTTGTGTGCCATGCCACGGATTCGGCCAGTCAAACCACGCGCCAGAATGATAGCCCCGCTGCTGGGTGTCCAGTTGCCTGCGGCGTCTTTTATCGACGGCAGCACCAGCGTGTCCTGCCCCCAAACAATATACGTCGGCTCGCCCTGATATGTCTGGCTCCGTGCCCGTTGTGCCTTGTTCTCCAAGTGTGCCACGCACCTGCAGACCTCGGGGAAATCTTCGTGCAACAGATCGTTGGTCATCAGCTCCGTTTTGATTGACTCGATGTTGTCTTTGGCTGCGTGTTCGTCGGCCCCGATGATCGGAATGAATTTGCGGTGCCCATACAGCACGGCCCACAACGCCGCGTTCTCGCTGATCGTAGTTTTCCCGAACCCACGGGGAAACAGATTCAGGACACGGCT